TGGCTTTCAAAGTTTTTCAGTCATCGGCAACGGTAACGACACGTACTACACCGCAGTTGATCCGATTACAGGCGACTTTGAAGTTGGCATCGGCACGTACACCACGGCTGGCCCAACTCTTACACGGACAACGATCCTTGAGTCCAGCGCAGGCGGCTCAAAGGTTTCTTTTGGTTCTGGTTCCAAAGACTTGTTTGTAACGTACCCCGCAGAGCGTGCGGTGTATTTGGATACGGCAGGGTCTGCTGTAACGCTTCTAGATATTGGCACGCTGGGTGTTAGCACTGCAAATATTTCAACGGCAAATATTACATCCGGTACTATTTCTACCGCTCCAACTAGCAACACAGATATTGTCAACAAGCAGTACGCTGACGCTATCGCATCTGGCATTCACTTCCATGAGGCCGTGGAGTTGGCAACTACCGCAGCGCTCCCAGCCAACACCTACAACAACGGCACATCCGGGGTGGGGGCAACGCTTACCGCAAACGCCAACGGCATTTTGTCTGTGGACTCAACGGTCACGGTTGTCTCAAACCGAGTACTGGTCAAGAACGAAACCACGCAAGCGAACAACGGTGTTTACACGGTTACGCAGGTCGGCACCGCCGGGACACCATACATTCTGACTCGCGCTACGGATTTTGATACCGTTGGATCGGGGGTTGACCAGATTGACGAGGGCGACTTCTTCTTGGTGACCAGCGGCACGGCCAACGCCAATACTGCTTGGGTGCAGCAGACTGCTCCCCCCATAACAATCGGCACAACAGCGATTGTGTTCCAGCAGTTCTCCGCGCCAATTACTTACACGGCAGGTACAGGGCTGAGTGAGTCGCCAGCCTACACATTCAACATAGCCAACACGGGCACAGCAGGCACATACGGCTCCGCCTCCAACGTCCCCGTGTTTGTCACTAACGCGCAGGGTCAGGTTACCAGCGTAACAAACACAGGCATCGCCATTGCATCTGGGGCAGTCTCTGGGCTGGCTGCATCAGCCACAACGGACACAACAAACGCAGCCAATATCACTTCGGGCACCCTGCCGTCTGGCCGCATCTCGGGTTCCTACACTGGCCTCACAGGCACGGGCGCATTGGCCGCAGGATCGTTGGCTGCGGGGTTCACCGCAGTCTCAGCCCCACTGGGCGGCACGGGCCAGACCTCCTACGCTGTTGGAGACCTCCTGTTTGCAAGCACCACAACTGCGCTGTCAAAGCTGGCCGACGTAGCTGTTGGCAACGCCCTGATCTCTGGCGGTGTAGGCTCGGCCCCAAGCTACGGCAAGATCGGTTTGGCAACCCATGTCAGCGGCACTCTGCCGGTAGCCAACGGCGGTACAGGTGTTACGTCCTCAACGGGCACAGGCTCTAACGTACTGTCCGATAGCCCAACTTTGGTTACTCCTGCGCTTGGCACGCCGTCATCAGGCACGCTTACTAACTGCACGTTCCCGACGTTGAACCAAAACACCACCGGTAGCGCGGCCACACTCACCACTGGCCGCACAATCGCAATTACTGGCGACTTGGCTTACACAAGCCCCTCGTTCAACGGTTCAGGCAATGTCACAGCGGCTGGCACACTGGCAACAGTCAACTCCAATGTCGGTTCATTTACAAATGCAAGTGTTACTGTAAACGCCAAGGGTCTTGTCACAGCGGTGTCCAGCGGCACGGCTCCAGTCACGTCAGTTACAGGCACTGCTCCTATCGCAAGTTCTGGCGGCGCAACTCCCGCAATTTCAATTAGTGCAGCAACTACACTTGCGGCTGGAAGCATGTCTTCTGCTGACAAAACAAAGTTGGACGGCGTAGCTACCGGCGCAACAGCAAACACTGGCACAGTAACAAGCGTTGCCACATCCGGGTCCATCAACGGCCTTACGCTCACAGGTGGAACGATCACTACGACCGGCACCATAACGCTGGGTGGGTCCGTTACGTCGGTGTCTACCTCTGGCAACTTCCAGATGAACAGTCTTGGTGTGGGTACAGCAGGCTCCGGTACAGCGGGTGAGATTCGTGCAACCAACAACATCACGGCCTACTACTCGGATGATCGCTTTAAAACAAATCTTGGCAACATCCCTGATGCGCTGGCTAAAGTTCTGACGCTCAACGGCTTCTACTACGAGGCCAACGAGCTTGCACAGTCTTTTGGTTACGAGAAGATTTTGGAAGTCGGTGTATCCGCGCAGCAAGTCCAAGCAGTGCAGCCCGAAGTTGTGGTTCCGGCCCCAATTGACGAGAATTACCTGACTGTTCGTTACGAGCGCTTGGTTCCCTTGTTGATTGAGGCCATCAAAGAACTGAACGCCAAGGTCACCGCGCTAGAGCAAGTCGTGGCAAAATCAACGCAAGGATAATCATGGCAAGCACATTCTCCCCTGATCTGCGACTTGAACTTATTGGTGCTGGCGAACAAGCCGGTACTTGGAACACCACAACCAACACCAACCTCGGCACACTCATCGAAGATGCGATTGCAGGTTATGTTACGGTTTCCGTCACCTCGGCCAACCAAGCCTTTACTGCGCTGGATGGTGCGGCAGATCAAGCTCGAAACGCCACCATTGCGCTGACAACCACGACTACGGCCAACTTTGCTGTGTACGCGCCCCCAGCGCCCAAGCAGTACGTCATCTACAACACCACCGCCTACACAGCAACGGTCTATAACTCCACGGTTATTGGCAACACCACGGCTGCTGGCTTAGGAGTCGCAGTTGCCGCAGGGGCTAAGGTGGCGATGTTTAGCAACGGAACCAATTTCCGCACTACAGATGCGGTTGGTTTTTCCGGCATTCTCCCAGTAGCCAACGGCGGCTCAGGCGTAGCGACCTCTACCGGCACAGGCAACAATGTCCTAAGCAACAGCCCCACGCTGGTAACTCCTGCTCTGGGGACGCCATCTGCTTTGGTCGGGACAAACATCACGGGCACAGCCGCAGGTCTGAGCATCGGCGGTAACGCAGCTACAGCAACAACTGCGGCAGCGGCTACGACGCTGGTTACAACAGGATTTTCAATTATTGAGTCGGGTGGCAAGCTGTACTTCAAGTACGGTGCTACCAACATTGCCTCGCTTGACTCTTCGGGTAACTTTACTACGTTGACAGACATTACTGCCTACGGCACACCGTAAGGAGCAAACATGACGCTACCAGTCGTACCCGGCAGTTCGATGTCGTTCTCTCAGATCAACACTGAGCTTGGCTTATCTTCGACTGCAACAATTTCTTTAAATGATGCCGCTGTTCGTACCCTAGCGGGTGTTGGTGCAAGCCCCGCAACGATTGCCATCACCAATTTAAGTGGCAAATCCAATCAGTTTGCTTTTACTATTTCTGCTAATCAGACCAATGCAAATCTACGAACACTTGCAATTAATGCTGGTTGGCCCGGAACAGCTAAAGTTGTCGCAACTATTAACAGCGGCGTTTATATTTCTTCAACATCCACGGGATCGGCTGCGCTCACAATAAATGGATCGTTTCCCAACGGTGTTGAACTTATAAACAGTGGCATTATTGCTGGTATGGGTGGAAATGGTGGTAATGGTCAAAGAGTATTTGTCCCAGCAACCGTTGGAAACGGTACCGCAGGCGGTCTTGGTTTGGCTGTGTCTGTAGCCGTGACAATAAATAATTTAGGCACTATTGGCGGTGGCGGTGGCGGTGGCGGCGGCGGTTCGTATTCCTTTAACTATTCAAATTATAGCTCCGGTGGTGGCGGTGGCGGTGGCGGTGGTCGAGTAAACGGCACCGGCGGTTCTGGCGAAGCTAATTCGGATGGTAGTGGTTCTGGCACCAATGGTGGGGGTGGTTCGCTTACCTCCGCCGGAGGTGGTGGAACAAACACCATCGGCAGTCCAAAATCAAATGGCGGTGCCGGAGGCGATTTAGGCGCAGTTGGAAGCAACGGCACCATTGTGGCTGGTGGTCAAAGAGGCACTGGCGGCGCTGCTGGTGGAGCAATAACTGGCAACTCAAATATAACGTATATTAATACTGGCACGCGTTTAGGATCAATTACATGACCAATACGTCTACATATCGTCTAGTTAGAATAGACAGAGAGTTTAATTGCATGGAAGTTGAGTATTTTACCGATACTGAAGGCCCAATACTCTATGGTATTGCGCTTCCAGAAAAGGATGAAGATATTGATAGTGTTATAGAAAAAGAAAATCCATTTAAAATACAAGTAGATGCTGAAGAGGCAGGTAGCCCTATGGCAGGTATTGCAGATGGTTTACCCTTAACAATTTACTAAGGCTAATATGAACCAACCTCTAACCAAAATGAATTGCGTAGCTAATTTGTTTTCGCGCATGATGCACTTTGTCAATGCGGGGGATGTTGAACATGGGCACACACACGCATTTGACCATCTAACCCTATTGGCGTCGGGAGGCTTGCGGGTAACTGTAGACGGGCAAGCAACCGATTTCTTTGCGCCGCATATGATCTATATTCATGCAGATAAAGAGCACGAACTTGTTGCTCTTTCTGACAATACGGTAGCGTATTGCATTCACGCATTGCGAGATGGAAACGAGGTTGACGATATTTTAGACCCGGCGTCAATTCCAGCAGGAGTGAATCCGAGGTTTGTTGCTATGCCTTTATAGGCTACGGCTGAACAACATGTATGGACGCCTTGCCACCCGCACCCACAACGGTACAAGCACCTGCGCCCGTATTTGAGTGCGTGAGGTGGAGTTGGTCGTCTGACAGGCTAGATGTTTGGTGTTTGAAGTGGCGTGAGAAAGGCAAGCCTGAACCGAAGAAAGTAGCGGAGGCCGAAAGTGATTGACCCCATAAGCGCCCTTGCAGGCATACAGGCAGCGGTTGCGCTCATCAAAAAGGTCAGCAAGACTGTTGACGATGTATCGTCTCTCGGTCCCGTTCTGGGCAAGTACTTTGATGCGAAGTCCACGGCCACCAAGGCTGCTGTTCAGGCCAAGAAGTCCAAGTCCTCAATGGGCACTGCTATCCAGATTGAGATGGCGCTCGACCAAGCCAAGCGGTTTGAAGATGAGTTGCAACTGCTGTTCATGCAGGCGGGAAAAATCGATGTGTGGAACCGCATCAAGTCCAGAGCAGCGGCGATGGATGTGGAGTCTGCCCATGATGCACGGAGTGAGCGTGAGGCTGCGGTCAAGCGCAAGCAAGAGATGGACGAGGTTGTTGAGTTGGCTTTGCTGGCGGTCATCTTCTTCAGCTTGGTCGGGGTGATCTTGTATTTCACCATCGGCATTCTTGAGCAGCAAAGATGAGCGCCGAGCACTTAAGCCTGGTTGACAAGGTGCTGGCGTATGTCAGCAGCCCGTTCCGTCTG